CCCAGCGTACCATCCACTCCTTCATACGAGCAAGCACAAATGCGTTAGTAAATGATCCAATCCAATACCCAATAATGGAAACAATTACCATTCTCGGGACAGATCCAAGTACTGATGCAAATGCTGACTGGCCTTCATAATACGGCGGGAAAGGAAGCGCCACCGCATATGCAAAGACGGCGATCATAATAATATTGGCGGCGAAGCCAATCCAAATAATCCTCCGACTCTTTGCGAATCCATAGACTTCAACCAGAATATCACCGAAGATATAGGTGATCGGGAACAAATACATTGCTGCCGTTCCGTTAATCCCCATCCAGTTGACCAGTTTTGATGCTATGATATTTGACAGCAAAAGCATTACAACAAATGCTACTGTAAAAATATCAAGAAATTTGTACGTTCTTTCTTGCATTAACTATTCCTCATAAATCGTTTGATCTCGAATTCCTGCAATCTGAAACGCTTCTTTTCGTTCAGTGCAAGACCCGCATTTTCCACAGTGCGTTTCTCCTCCTTCATAACACGTCCAAGTCTCTGCCATTATATTCTCAATGCCAATGCTTGCTCCGATCTTTACCAAATCACCTTTCGTTTTATAATTGAACGGAGAAATAACTTTTATATTATTATATGTCCCAAACTCCGCGGCATGAGACATAGCCTCAGTAAACTCAGGACGACAATCTGGATATATTGCGTGATCTCCTGCGTGAGAGCCAAGCATAACGCAATCGGCTTTTTCACTTTCAGCAAGACCAATCGCAAACGAAAGCATAATTCCATTGCGAAACGGGACAACTGTTGATTTCATATTCTCGGCTTCATAATGTCCATGCGGAATCGCCTCTTGCCCTTCAAGCAACGAACTCTTCAAAAAAGACAAATCAATATCAACAAATCGAATATCAGGAATAAGCTTCTTCGCTCGCTCGCGTTCGATTTTATTATGTTTCGATCCATACGAAAAATTAATAGGAATAATCTCAGCACCCAAATATTTTTCATAATAATACAAAATAGTACTATCAAGACCACCGGAACAAATCATTACAATTTTCATTTTAATCTCCACATATATTATAGGATATCAATCACGTTTTTTGCGTTCATATCCATCTTTTTTATCATCTTCAGCATCTTTCTTTAATATAACTTCATTACGCAATCGGCTATCAATACACGGTCTACCAATATCAAGACATTGCAATACTACTGCTTGGTCATAACTTGTTTCTCCTTCACGAGTCACAACCTGAGCCACTCGCATTATCCCATTTTTTCGTTCTTCTTTCGTTTGATTCAATGCAAGGCCACAAGTAATATGTGATATTTTTCTGATGTCTTCCGATGCTGACCCCTCAGAAATATCTTTCCCGAACGTTCCTTTTTCTGTTTGTGATGCCGTTATGACTACGCAATTTCTTTTTTCTGCAAGTCGCCGCGCACCTTTCCAAATATTATCAAGCTGATGTCTATATTCTCCCTTGAATCCTTTTTCTGGAATAAGCAAATCGAGATAATCGATAACAATAACATCTGCAATAAAATTTTCGTAATGCTCAAGATTATCCAATTCATTATCAATATCACTTACGGAAGTTAATTGCCCGACTCTCGAAATAATTCTAATATCACCTCGTCTAAAACGCCGTTTGAATTTCTTTTGATAATACTCAACCTGACTGACGTCAATTCCTTTTTTCTCAATCTCTTCTATATCAATTGAAAATGTTCCATCCTCATTATTTTCAAAACGTGGATATTTAATTAATTTATCTTTTATAGGTTGCCCAACTAGCGAACGCCATGATCTTTTTATAACTGATTTTTCTGGCATCTCCAAAGAAAATAATACAACCTTATGTCCATAGATCATAGGCAATTCAGACGAATACCAGAGCCACCACGACTTGCCGCGTTTCTGAGGCGCAAGGAACGAAATAAAATCCCCGCGACAAGCAGGACCAGCAACTTGCCCCAATGCACCCGGAAACGTAAACATAATATCATCTTCGCTTGTTAATATTTCTGTTATTTTTTCAGCATCATGTAATAATGATATTCCATTCCCTAATGGTTTATTTACTCGTTTGTAGTTTGCTATTACAGCTTCGCCTTTATCTTTATCTTTATTTAATATGGCATCATCAATAGCTTCTTTTGCAACTTCAAGTGATCGTAATCCTAAATACTCAATGCCGTTTTTAATTTCATAATCAATATTATTTATTTCAAGATTTTCATATTGCTTAGATATAGAATGAAGGAAGGTAGAAATTTCGTCTTGCTCTTCATCGTCCTCAACAAATGATTTTTTATTTTGATATATCGAACGAATATTCTTTTCAGGAGCAACTTTGAATTCTTCATAATACGATTCTATCCATCCAGAAACTGTTCTTGCGTAATTTGTTGCCCAATATGATGGATGAACAATAGGCAATATTTCTTTGCAGTATTGCGTATTCATAATGAGATTAATAATTATTTTGCGTTCTTCATCGAGTTGTATTTTTTGTACTTTCATTTTATTTCGTTATTTCCTTCTTTGAAATATTTTTTGACTTCTGACAACCAACCTTCCATAACTTCAACAGATTTTTTGTTCTTAAAATAAAAACCATTAAACATATTCGGTAATAATGTCATTTTTTGATCTTCTTTTATCTCAACCACACAACCAGCCGGCTCTCCTTGTAATATATAAAAAACAACAAATACCCCATCTAGTCCTTCTTTTTTGCTTATTTTTGGAATTATGTTTCCATTACCTAATATCAATGAATCAGTTTTATATTCGTTTTCATTCATATCAATTTTACCTCACCATTATATAGTTGTGCTGGTTTCTGCGCATTCTTTTCATTTCTGTATTTATGCGCCTTATCAATATCAAAAGTAACTCGAATTCCTTCAAGTCCTTTTTTATATGAAACGACTCGCGCAAGATACGGAATCAACTGAATTCCTAATTGAGAATTTTGTTTTATTAGAACTATATAATTATTTTTCATTTTTCATCAACGCTGTTAATTGTGAATTTATTTTTTTTGTCAAAACTTCCCGAACTTTTTCTTGTATTTTTTCTTTATTTTTAAATTCCTCGTTAACAATCTCTCTTATAATTATGTCAAAATATGAATCAATGCAATCTTTTATTTTTCTTTCTGTAGAATATGATTTAATCATTCCATCAGTTATAGTTTTTACCGTTTCTTTTATTTTTTGGTCTATTTGTTCTTTTATAATATCTTCGGTTATTTCAATTTCAAAATTAAACCTCATTTTCAATTCTCCTTACGTATAATTATTTGTTATGGAATTATTTTTTCGCCATAAATATTCTCAAACCTTTCTTCCATTCTTTTCATTGCGTCTTCAGGAACATCATGAATATTATTATATTTGCTGGTTTTTCTTATTATAATTATTTCATATCTAAGGCTTTTCGCAATATCAATATACGGTTGTATTTCCCATCTTTGAGTAAAAGTATTTGATACGCAAACATCTAGTCCTTGCTTCATTGCAAATTCGGTAGTATCGAGACACCATTTATGAGCCTGTTTCTGATATATATTTTCATAGCAATATTTTCCATCGTGGTAGTGATACATATCCGCTTCAACATGAAAACAATTAAAAAGTTTCGCGTGAGTGCTTTTACCGCTTCCGGGCAATCCACGAATAAGAATCAAAGTCATTTTTCAATTCTCCTTACATATATATTATAGGATAACGATTACATATTTTTTAATATTTCATCATCAAACGTATAATTAAATAATCCGTCAACTTTTTCTCCGTCAAGTATATTACTGAATGATTTATAGCTTTGCTCTATTCTATCGGCAATAGTATTTTCTATAGTTCCATTTGCAAATAAATAATAAATTGTTACGGTATCGGATTTTTGCCCAATTCTATGAATACGATCTGATACTTGAATCAACTGGCGCGGAGTATCTGGACATTCAACAATTAAAATCCCATTGCTTGCCGTCAATGTTATCCCTTCGCCTCCAGCTTCTATTTGCAATACTATTATTTTTATAGATGGATCTGTTTGAAATCTATCCTCTGCAAGTTGTCTGTTCTTTCCAGTAACACCTCCATCTATTTTTAACGCAACCTCTCCACAATGATCCATAATATCTTTCATAACTAATTTGTGCCAAACAGCAATTACAAGTTTATCATGGCTTTCTAAATACTCATCGATCCAAGAAAATGTTTGTTCACGCTTTGCTAAATATGCTAATCGTTTTAATCCAGACAATTGATTTTTCTGTTGTAAAGGATTAATCATTTTTACTAACTCTTCTTTGAAATCTTTATGAGCTTTGATATAGTTTTTCATTCCTTCGCTTGACGGCTCGACCGGGATTACAGAAAAAGTTCGTGGCGGCAATTCAGTAACATCTTTTTTTAATCGACGTATCATTATTTTCTGTAATAATAAATGCAGTTTTTCTTCGTTTGAACTTCCTGTAAAATCCCAACCAAAATTAGTACGCTGCGGATCACAATACTCCCATTGGAATTTAAATTTATTAGGAAATAAATCAGGCGCAACCATATTAAGTATCGGAAACATATCTTTTGTTTTATTTCGTTTTAATGTTCCTGTTAATGGCACAAATAATTTAGGTTTCAAATTATTCATCAATTTTATAAAACATCTAGTTTGAATTGCAGTATCATTTGACAAGCGGTGCGCTTCATCAACATAAATACCAATTATGTTTTGTTTGGCAAGCTCATCTATCCAGCCTTCAAGTTTAACATCTCCTTTTTTAAATCGCTGAGGACGAAATTTATGCTTTATAAATACTCTAGGTTTATATATTTTTTTATTATAGATACACCATTGTTTTCGTTTTGTTTCCGACTCAATAAAAGATTTTTCATTTTTTATTTGATTTTTATTGTATTCTGTTTTTTGTTTTTCTACATCTATATTAAACTGTTCTTTTCGTGCTTTTTCAATTTTCCGTTCTCCTGGGTTTTCAGTGCCGAGAATATTATAATTGATTATGTAGTATTTCTTTTTAGGAAGCTCAGATACTTTTTCTCCGCTGATAACAAAAGCATTTTTACCAGTCCAGTTTTTTATTTCTCGTTGCCATTTCAATTTCATTGTTGCGGTTGAAATAATTAAAAATGACCCTTCGTCAATATGAACATAACTTGAGCCAATCGCAATCATGGTCTTCCCTAATCCGCACTCATCACCAACAACCGCATAGCCTTTTTTAGTTCCGATACCTCTATCGCTGTCAATAAAATATATTGCGTCTTTTTGGTACTCGAATAACTCACCATTAAGGCCAGAAAATAAATCTGGTTTTTTCTTTGAGAAGTTTATTTTTATTGGCTCGCCGATTATTATTTTTTTCATATGCTCATAATACTTTTTAAAAAATGATCTGAAAGACATTTACAGTTATGATGAGATGGAGGATTTACAACTTCCTCAAATTTTATTTGATATTTATTTCCAAATATTTTTTTATATGTAGTTTTATAAATTATATAATAGCCAATATCCCATCCTTCGATTAATTTTATTTGTTTTTTATAAAATATAGAAATTATTTTTATGAATACATTTGCATATTTTAATTTTTTCATATCTATAAACTCCTTTTATTGTTTTTTTAAATTTATTCTGATATTTCTTCAAGCAAATCTTGAATATAACAAATAACATTGTCTGCGCAATCATAATTCTCACAATCAGCAATTACTTTACTTAGTACTTCTATTTTTGATAATCTTTCTGTTGTTTTACATTTCATATAAAAGCCAATAGCTGCTGATTTATCAATAGCATCATAACCTGAAATTATTTTTTGATAATTTACCGAAACCATATTTTCTGGATTTTTCTTTCCTTTCTCAAATTCTTCTTTAATCATTTCGTCTGACATTTTCATACCCCTAAACTCCTTTTAAGCATTTTAATTTCTTTTTCGCTTGCCGCACCAAGATCATGTTTTAATTCCGTATCGATTAACCGAACATCCGAAACACCAAGTGCTGACATTTGTTTTGCCAATTTTTTTGCTCGCTCTTGCGCTTCAGCTTCTGGATCAAATATTATCAATAATTTTACAAACCGTTTTACTAATAATATTCTTTGCTCAGGACTTGTGCTCGTTCCTAATGTCGCGCAACAATCATCTCCCCATCTTATTGCATCAAAAAAACCTTCCGTAACTATTGCAAAATCATTTCGACAATTATCCAAATTATATAAAATATGTTTCGGATTAATTACCGATTCTTCAATACTCAAACTTTCATAGCGTAATATATCAAACTCATCACACTTCTTTTTTGATAATATAGATCGTGCTTGAAAACTAACCAATCTGTTATTATAAAATAATGGTAATATCAAGCGCCCTGCAAACTTTCCAGAATAACAAACGCCTGTTACTTTATATTTATCAAAAATAAAATCAGGATCGAAGTTACGTTTTAATAAATACTTTCTCCCTCGCTCATTCAATTCATCAATAGGCAATTCTATTTTTACTGCTGACGCTTTTTTCTTATTAAGTTTATTACGGCTAGAAACAGTGCCAGAATATTTTTCAAGTATTGCTTCGATCTGATAATACTCAACTGACAATAATTCTTTTAATACTTTGTAAATAGAATGGGACCCGCAAGCCCAACAATTAAAGTAACCAGATGCTAGATTAAATCCGCCTTTGTATCCTCGACTTCCTGAGTGTTTGCAAATTGGACACTCCACATTCACCCAACCAGGAACATCGGTTTTGAAGTCAATATTATAATCATGTAAAAGGCTGATAAAATCTATTTGCATTACAGAATACTTTCTATTGCTTCTTTTGCTGCGCCTTCACCATTATCTCTGTCATAAAGCCAATCATCAAAAGAATCGCCGGAAATATTTACCTTCATAACTCTTCCATAAAGATAATCAAAAGATTTTGTTTCTTTAAGTATAATTTTTGCATCATCTTCTTTCATATCTCCGGGAATATATTGAAACACTCCCATGCCAAGAGCTTTTGCTTTATTATACAAAGCAACTAAAACTTTTTCTTTTGGAATTCCACTAATGTTAATCTGCATTTTTATTTCTCCTTTATTACGAAAATAAAATACTGACTCAAAATTTCTTTTGCCTCAGCCACATCTTTACTTCTCAGTATAATTGTCTCCAATTTATGAAGCAAAATATACTGCCCATGTTTCCGCAATGATTTCCGCATGGGAGTTATAAAATCCCAAGTGTTAATCTCCTTTCCGGTAATTCGCAGATTATATTTTTTATCCATTACCGGCATCGAAACTGTTTCTGCTTTTTTATCTTTCGTTGCCTGTTTTATTGCCTTGATTTTGTCTTTAGTTTCTTGCGTCATTATGGAGCCTTTTGCAATTG